TGCTTCGCCTTGTTCTCTTTGCACCGGTATGGGCGAACTTGACGGATTCGGCGGCGGCGGTCGAACCGACTGCCACAAATGCGACGGCACAGGCAAAGAGAACCAATAGGATAGCGGCACGGAGTGACCGCTACTCATTGCAGTTTATAATTTATGACCCCAGTCGAGAAAGCCGCAGCCCTCTACGATAAGTGGCAGACTCCCCGGTCATTCAAGGAGGATCTGGAAGCCCACCTACTGCTCGGCATGGTATTCTCCACGCCTACCTGCTTCCTGCTCGCTAGGATGGTGTCCACATCATGGAATCATGATCAGATCCAAGACCCATACTTCAACGAGGAAGGCCCAAAGGACTGCATCCTCGTTTATCTAGCTTCAGGTGATATGAAAGAACTCTTTACTTTCCCAATTAAAAAGGCTAATTGGGTAGCATTCTCGCGGACAGGGAAACCCCTCCGCATTTATCCATACTCAGCAATCAAGAACCACTTAACGTCATGGGCAGCATCATCGGAGGATTAATGGGAGGCAGTAACGCCCCAACGCCACGGGGGCCAGCCCCTAAAGTTCGAGAATCAATCTCAGACCGCCAAGGAGCGGCATCGGATGAACGAGACAAGGCCAAGAAGCGCAGAGGATACGAAGCCTCACAGAAGCCAGGCACTCTCCTGGGTGGTGGTGGAAGCGACAAGATGGGCGGCAAGTCACTCTTAGGCTAATGGCTGCAAACATCGAAAAGCTGTGTAGGCAATACCAGTCCTTGGAGAGCAACCGCTCGACATGGGACAGCTTCGTCCAAGAGATCAGCGAGGTAGCTTGCCCACGCAAGGCATACGTCAGCCAAAAGCAGACTCAGCCTAATGGGGACAAGGAGTCGGCCCTCTACAATACCACCGCTATCGAGTGCAATCAGACCTTGGCTCATGGCATGATGAGCTACACCATGCCCTTCTCGGAGAGATGGTTTGATATTGAACCTCCCGAGGATCAGTTGAACGATAAGTCCCGCCGATGGTATTCCAAGTGCGGAGAGATCATGGCGTCAGGACTTGCCACTTCATCCTTTTACTCTCAGGCCCATGAAGCCTGCATCGACCGGGGAGGGTTTGGTTGCGGGGTGATCTTCGCTGAAGAGAGCATCAACTCGAAATCTGGCCTGTTCTTCGCAGTGCCACAAGCAGGCAGCTACTCAATGGCTGAAAATGCCGAGGGATACATCGACACCTTTTACTGGAAGCGCGAGATGACTGCTGACCAGATCGCTGGCCAGTTTGGGGAGGACAAGCTCCCCGAGAAGATCCGCAAAGATTTTGAATCCGCAGAGAAGCGATACTCAGCCAAGCACAACGTGATCCACGCAGTATCCCCCCGCAAGGACAGGGACTACACCAGCTACCAAGGCACCGAGAAAGAATGGGAGAGCGTTTACTTCCTCCCATGCTGCAAGCATCTCCTTCGTGAGGGTGGATACGATGAGATGCCCTACCTCGTCAGCCGCTACCTCAAGTGGGGAGACGATCCCTACGGATGGTGTCCAGGATGGCAAGCACTGCCAGCCGCACGACAACTCAACTTCCTTGAGCGCCTGATGGATACGATGGCAGAGGTTGCACTATTCCCCCGGATGCTTATCCCCCACACGATGGCAGGCAACATCGCCCTAGGTGCTGGTGGAGTCACCACCTTCAACGCATTCCAGCAAGCCAAGCCGGAGACGTGGGGCTATGAGGGGCAATACGAGCCAGGTGTCGAGAGGCTCCAACGCAGAGAGCAAGAGATCAAGGACGCGTATCACTACGACCTTTTCCGCATGTTCTCCACTACTGACAAGCAGATGACTGCCCGGGAAGTAGGCGAGAGGGCAGCCGAGAAGATGGTTCTCTTCAGCCCTACCTTTGTCCGCATGCAAGAGGAATGGCTCCAACCACTACTCGCCCGAGTCTTTTCTATCTATCTCAAGCAGGGGCGATTCCCCGAACCGCCAGAAGACGCCTTGGCGCAGGACGCGAAAGGGGTTCATATCAGACCTCCCCGCATCATGTTCACGTCACGCATTGCACTGGCAATCCGCAACCTACAATCCAATGGATTCATGACCCTGCTAGAGACACTTCAACCGATGATGCAGATCGATCCATCGATCAGACACATCATCAAACCTCACATTGCAGCCGCAGGCATCGGGCGCAATGTAGGAGTGCCGGAAGAATGGCTCTCCACAGAAGAGGAGTTCAACGGCGCAGTTCAAGCAGAGCAACAAGCAATGCAGCAACAGCAGCAGATGGAAGCCCTCAAGAGTGGCGCTCAAGCTGCTGGCAGCATCAAGCCTGAGAACGTAGACGCCATGTCACAAATCATGGGCGGGTAGCCGTTCCCCCCCACCGACACAACAGCCAAAGACACAACCGATGGACATCAACGCAAATAACCTCCTAACGAGGATGAACAGGCAAGACCGCATTGAATGCAGGGCTTTTGCTCGTCTCTTCAATACCGCCGATGGGAAGCTCCTTCTCGCAAGCATTCAGCGAGACATAGGATGGGACACGGCAGGCCCAAGGCAGGAGATCCAAGAGACTACCAACGGGAACACCAAAAGCACCGTGCCAGCCTACAACCGCGATGAGTGGATCGGTCAGCGATCCGTAATAGTTGGCATCCTCACCAAGATCAACCTAGGCCATCAAATCGATGACGCCGACATTGAAGCAGAAATACAATAAACACACAGACACATGGACATTTACATGATTAACGATAAGGGCCAACTCTTCCGCAAAGGCGAAGAGATTGGCAAAGTAGTGGAAGGCTCTATTGAGCTGAAGCCACAGCACAAGAACTACGTTGCAGCCGTTACCCGGTGGGTCAACCAACAGGCATCCGCTCCAAGCCCAAGCGAGGTAAAGCCATCCGGCAAGATACTTGAAGCCCCCAAGCTCACCCCGAAGCAGCAGGAAGAGGCTGACCTCAAGGGAGTGGCCGAGGAAGCCCGAGAGGAAGCGAAAGCCTACAAGGATGATTGGCGGGACGATCTCGCGTTCGCCAAGAAGAACGGCATCCCAGAGCCTCCGAAGAAGAACCCACAGTTTGGCGATAAGTCCCCATCCTATGTCGAGTGGCTCCACAAGCACCGTCCTGACAAGTTCCACAGCAAGTTCATCAACAAGGGCAAGGGCAAGATCCCAGTCTTCGAACTCAATCCCGAGACTGGGGTAGAGGAGCATAAAGGCTGGAAAGAAGTCGATTTCACCCTCCGCAAGACTCACATGACCGAGAAGGCAGAGTCCAATCAAGACCTAGACGAGTCCCTCGACTGGGACGCCTAAACCCTTAGACACCTATGAAATACAACGAATTATTCAAAGTGTTGCGATCTGAAGAGGATGGCGAAGGTGGCGATGGTGGTGGCGGCGAAACTACTGGCAACCTCCTAGAGGGAGCTGGTGATGTCGGAGCATCAAGCGAAGGCAGCGCAGGCAGCAAGGCTCCTGACGAGGCAGCAGCGGCCGTAACAGCCGCAGCCGCCGGGTCATCCGATGTCTTCGACTTCAGGCAACTGATCAACGATGAAGGCAACTTCCAAGAGAACTGGACAGACAACCTGCCCGAGAACCTCAAGGAACACTCCAAGCACTTCAGCAAATACAAGTCCCCAATCCATGCTCTTGAGCATACTCGCAACCTCCAGCAGCTACTCGGCAAGAAGTCCGAGGCAGTTGTCATCCCCTCACAGGATGCACCAAAGGAGGAATGGGACGAGTTTCGCTCTAAGCTTGGGGTTCCTGACAGTCCTGAAGGCTACGGCCTGAAGGTTCCCGAAGACCTGCCAAGCAACCTCCAGGCAAGCGAGGAGGATCTCAAAGCATTCTCCGGGCTGGCCCATGAGATCGGACTCACCCCTCAACAGGTGGCGAAGCTCCAAGAATACGACACGGCGAGGTTTGCCGGCATGGCTGACAACAGCGAGCAGCAGGCCCACGCAATCGAAACCAAAGAGCTGGAAGACAACAAGAAAGCCCTTAGCGAGGAATGGGGTTCAGAACTCACAGCAAAGCTGACCCTAGCCAAGCGAGCAGCAGTAACATTCGGATATACCGGAGATCAGATCAACGAAAACCCAATCTTCCGCAATGCGGAGGTGATCAAGATCCTAGCGAAGGCTGGAGGCGACATGGGAGAGGACAGGCTTGCCAGCGGAGACGATGGCAGTCCAACCTCCCTCAAGTCTCGGGCGCAGGACATCATCAACAACACCGACAATCCAGAATACAAGAAGTATTGGGACGGTGATGAAGCCACTGGAGACAAAGTCCGCAACTGGATGAGATCCTAAAAGCAACTTGACAGGCAGACTCAATTAGGGAAGATACCCCCCCTAACCCTCACGCAATTCATTGCGATCCATAATTAACCCCTCTAGCCCCACACTGGCTAGAGGGGTTTTTTATTTGACTCATCCTGACATTTCAGGTAGTCGTAGCTCCACAGATCGGAACACTTGAGCCTGGCCCTTACTTTAAGGATCACCGTTTCAGCCCAAGCCCGAGAGAAACCTCCCACTCTCTCGGGCATCCTTATGTAAGGAGTCCTTTAAAGGAGAGTGATAATCAACTTAATCACTCATTATTATGGCTGCTACAGAAATCCCCGATCATTACTCGGATCAGTTCGATCAGAACTGGCAACATCTGGTGCAACAAGGCGAAGGACGAATCCATTCCCTTGTGCGTCAGGAAACCGTCAAAGGTAAGCGCAAACTCCTCAATTTCATTGGGAAGTCCACTGCTCGTCTTATCACCACCCGCTCAGGAAAAACCATTCCTTCCAATACCCCATTCGCAAAACGCAAGCTCTCGCTTCGTTCCTACGATGAGGTCTACCACGAAGACGAATGGGATGCTGAATTGCTTGGAGATGTCTCATCCCCCAAGTCCGCAGTTGTCCTTTCCCACGCGATGGCCTTCCAACGTGCTTACGACCAAGCCGTAATCGATGCCGCTACTGGCACTGCTTACATCGGCGCGGACGGAGACGAAGCCGTAGACCTCCCATCTACCCAAAAGGTAGCTGTGAACTACATCCACGGTGGCACTGGCTCAAACTCCGGTTTGACTCTTGCGAAGATCATCAAGGCGAAATCCATCCTTGGAACCAACGAAGCTGCTGGCCAAAACAAGTCAGCAATGATGGGCGACAAGCTCCTCTTCTTCGTATCTCAAGCGCAGCTCGATGACCTCCTCGTCAATGTGGATGCCGTCAGCAATAGCCGCTATGCAGATGTGAAGGCACTCGTCCAAGGTGAAGTGAACAACTTCATGGGATTCACCTTCATCCGCTCGGAACTCCTTGAACTGGTGACCGCTACCGATGTCCGCACTTGTATTGCAATGTGTAGCTCCGGCGTGGCCTTCAGCAACAATGGCAAATCCGTCAAGATGACCGTTCGTGATGACCTCAACGAAACCCTCCAAGTCCGTTCCAAGGGCCGCCACGGCGCGACTCGCACGGAAGAGGAAAAAGTCGTTGCAGTCTACTGCGATGAGTCACCCTAATCCTTAACCATCAACTAGAAAGATACCAATATTATGGCTACTCTATACTCCGACATTGGCAATGACCAAACTCCCCTCGAAGCCGCCGACACCTGGACGCGCAACGATGGGAATGAGGAAACTGGCAATATTCTCATCACTGACGCAGTCTACACACTGACTGACGGCACTGATGAAGCATCCGCAGACCTCTTGAACATCTGTAAGATCCCCGCCAATGCGCGAGTGATCCCTCACTTGTGCAAGATCATTGCTGAAGACCCTGGCACTGCCTTCAACATCGCAACCATCGGCACAGCCTTGGTTGATCCCGATGGAGCTGCAACCGCCGATGCTGACAAGTTCAGCACCGCAGTTAACATCTCAGCAGGTGGCGCATTCGACTTCGCCTATGCCGCCCAAGCTGGTGGTCTTGTCGGGTCTAATGAAACCGAGCCAATGTGGCTTCAAGCAGTGCTTGGAACCGTCACGTCTCCAACAGCGGGTCAAACCGTTCGTTTCGTGATTGCCTACTCAGTGGCAGTCTAAGAATCAAACCTTCCTTTGCTAAACGGCTAAGGTACAACCAAAGGGGGGGGAATGGGTAGTTGTGTCCCCGTTCCCCCCTTTTTTCTTCTTATTTAATCCATGTCATCGACAACCATTGCCAACCTAGCTCTCCAAAAGATAGGAGAGGCTCGCATCAACTCACTTGATGACGAAGCTGACAAGAACGCTAGAACGTGCAAACTCAACTACGACCAAGCGCGAGGTGAGGCTTTGATGATGTGCCGATGGAGGTTTGCCAAGAAGCAGACATCCATTTCCAAGCTGGCAGCGGCCCCAACCTACAAGTGGCAAGCAGCCTACCAACTTCCAAGCGATTGCTTGAGACTCACCGAGATCGAAGGTGATGATGTCTGGATTCCCAAGGAATACCTCGACATCCAAGGCAAGAAACTCATGCTCTACGACAGCAATGACTTCGATGTGCCAGCGGACACAATCAATATCGAATACATCGGGGACGTGGAGGACACCACCTTCTTCGATTACCTATTTACCAACGTGCTGGCCCTAAAGCTGGCATCGATGATCGCTCGTCCTCTCACAGGCAGCGACTCACTAGGCGCTCAGCTCACCCAGGAGCTTGAGACATCGGCCCTACCCAAGGCGATGGAGATCAACGGGCATCAACTCTACACGGACAGCAACGCGCCGATAAGAGCCATGATGGCCAAGTCCGGCCTCCACCGATCCCGCCGAGCAGCAAGCACGTCCAATTCTGGACTAGACTAAACCACTCAACCATTACCCATCGAAAATGAAATACCCACAATCTACCCTAGCCGCAAACGGAACAACCTCAATCAACCTCCCTGCTGGCGAGTTCTCTGTCCATGTAGCAGGGACATGGGGAGGCGGTACACTCTCAATCCAATGGGATGACGGCACAAATTCAGTTGAGTATTCCAACGGGAGCCTGACTGCTGACGGTCAAGCAACTATCCCGGTGGGAGCTGGAAAGGTTAGCTTCGTCCTATCTGGAGCCACTGGGCCTTCGTTGATCGTCACCTTGGACAAGATTTCCTGATAATGTAAATCTAATGATTACCCAGCTCATTCCATCCTTCAACGCAGGGGAGCTATCCCCGCTTATCCATTTCCGTAGTGATCTGGAGAAATACCGCTTTGGATGCAGGACGCTAAGGAACATGATGATCACTCCCTACGGGGGAGCCAACCGCAGGGGAGGCTTGTCCTACATGGCGACAGCACCCGGCAAGACTCGCCTAGAGAGCTTCCAGATCGCCATTGATAAGAGCTTTATCATGGAGCTGTCAGCCCTACAGCTTCGCTTCTACAAGCTAGGTGAGCTGGTTCAAGCTTCAGGTGGCGGGGATTATTCGCTAACTACCCCGTATTCAGATGATGACCTAGCCGACATAGACATCAAGCAGCTCAACAACATAGCGTATTTCTGCCATCCAGACCACCCAGTCTACAAGCTTGTCCGCATCACCGACAACCTATGGACGTTCGCGGAAGTGGACTTCAGCTATCCAGCGATGCTGTCCGAGAACCTAGACGAAGACTTAACCATAAGCACTTCAGCCGTGGGCGAGGTGGGAGACTCCATCACGCTGACCGCAGCATCAGCCCTTTTCGAGACAGGACACATCGGATCGTATTGGCAGCTAAAGCACGAAAGGCCAAAGGATCAGTTTGAGAGCAAGAGGAAGTTTAACAAATCAGGAAAATCTCCAGAGATTACTATTCAAGGAGCATACCGATTCTCCACCAGTGGGACATGGACGGGGACTTGCACCCTCCAGCGCAACGATGGCACAGGATGGGAAGACATCGCAGAATACACGTCAGAGGACGATGCCAACTTTGACGTTGAACGTGTGCAAGTAGACCGCGCAAGGTTTAGAATCGACTACGCCAGAACCTCTGGAGGTAGTGGAGCATACGGTCTTATTGACGCCGCAGAGCCTTACATCGTAGGACTGGTGAAGGTAACGGCTGTCAACGCTGACACAGTGGCCGTGGGAGAGGTGATCTACGGAGTCGAGTCAGGAGCTACTGAAGTATGGAGAGAGGGAGCATGGTCAGACATTCAGGGGTATCCTAGGTCAGTTTGTGGGCATGAGCAGCGAGTCATATACGGAGGAAATGCCAGCAACCCTCAGACGCTATGGGCATCTGCCATCGATGACTATGAGAACTTTGAACCTGGCAGCGATGACGATGATTCATGGACTCATACCCTAGTCTCTGGACAACAGAATGACATTCAATGGATGGTGAGCCAGAAAGCCCTACTTGTAGGGACTACCGGAGACGAGTGGGTTCTCGCTTCATCCAAAGAGGATGGGGTCATCACTCCCACCAACGTCAAGGCTCGCAGGCACTCAGGCAATGGCAGCGACAACGTGTCCCCCCTACTCGTTGGCGATGCCGCCATCTTCATCCAACGAGGCGGCAGGGTGATGAGAAAGATGGCTTACAGCTTTGAATCTGATGGCTACAGGACAGAGGAACTAACCTTGCTTGCAGAGCATATCACAGGAACGGGGATAGTCAGCGTAGCCCTACAAACGCAGCCGGTTCAAGTAATCTGGGCGGCGACCAAAGACGGCAGGCTACTAAGCCTCACGCTTGACGATTCACAAAACGTAGCGGGGTGGAGCCGCCATGACACTGGGGCAACTGGACTATTTGAGGATGTAACCATCCGAAAGCAGAAGGGCGAGGATGACCAAGTCTGGGTAGTAGTGAAGAGAATCGTAGACGGGGCGACAGTCCGCTATATCGAGCGCATCAAGCCGGATGGCTTCTTCCGTGAGGTTGCATGGTCTATGCGCTACCAAGACACCTATGGGATGACCCCTTGGGCTAAGCATCAACTGCCAGTGGCTGAGACTGCTTGGCAACTCATAAATGGAGACTTCTCAGTCGGGGACGTGGTATATAGGAGGCAAAACACCACAAGTGGTTACGAGGACTGGGGTGCGCCATTCGTGGCTGACTACGCTCCCGGCACTTGGTATCAAGAGACGTTTCTATGCGTAGCAGACCATGAAACCGACTCGACATCAACATGGTATACCTCAAACGATGATCTTAGACCAAGGTTGCTTGCACTCACATCCGGCAGCCCTACGGGAGAGTGGTCTCATTGCGAGCCTTGGCAGAAGGTTGGAACTGGACATCCATACGCAGCAGGCACTTACCCAGATTATGTCTACAACTCGGCCACGGGGAAGATTTACTCATGCATCCTAGCACACACCTCGTCCGCAGGTGACGAGCCTGGGGTGGGGGGATCATGGGCAACCTATTGGGCAGAGGTTCAGGACTACGGCTCTCCCTCCCAATATGCTCCATCTTCACCGATCTACTTGAATGGTGGCGCAGACATCCAGCACAATGGAGCAGTATGGACACCTGGCCAAGATAGACCAGCTAGGGCTATAAACGCTCCAGCGGCAGGAATCGCAGAGTGGGATGAGAAATTTATCACCTATGCCTTAAATGACGAGGTGGTTCATGGAGGTCTTCCGTATATTTGTATCTCTGGACACACGGCAGCCGACACAAGCGAGCCAGGAGTCGGGGCTACTTGGGCCACCTACTGGCAGGTAATCCAGACAGACCACACGGAAGATGACCTAGTCAGCGAGGGATCACTCAACTACATCTGCATCCTCACCCACACCGCAACAGCCGCCACTAGGCCAGGCGTAGGAGCCTCATGGGCTACATACTGGGAACTACAGACCGATGAGGAGAACCTAGACTTCTACGTTGATTCTGGAGTCACCCTCATCAACCCCGGAGCCATCACCGAAGTCACTGGATTGACGCACCTAGAAGGCGAGACTGTCCAAGTCTATGCGAATGGGGCAGTCCTAAAGGACAGAGTGGTAGCATCGGGAGCCGTCCAGCTAGACCAAGAGGGCGACCCCACAACCTATACCCACGTTTCAGTAGGACTCCAATACACCTCCATCTTGGAGCCTATGCCAGTTGAGGCAATGATGCAGAACGGGACTTCATCGAGCAGAGAGAAGCGAATCTCAGAGCTTGGGATCTTCTTCAGCGACTCCTACTCCTGCAAGGTGGGGACGAGCCTCACCGGAGACTTTGACCTTGTGAGATTCTATGATGGAGAGAACTCTACCCCCTTGCTTTACTCTGGCAACAAGGAGGTCAAGCTAGACGCTAGACACACCAAAGACGCTACTTTCATTCTGAAGCAAGACCTACCCATGCCTTTCCACATCTTGGCAATCGTTTGTAAATTTGAAATCTATGGAGACAAGCACTGACATCAAGATCCGAGCCTACGAGGCCAAGGACTACATCACTCTGCGGACGTGGTGGATCGAGCATGACTCCGAGAGGATGCATGAAGAGATGATCCCGCCCTCCTCCGTTATTGTGGAAGATGCCAGTGGGCTGGCAGCCTTTGCCGCAGTCTACCTCTCCAACAGCAACCACGTTGCCTTCTGTCATGGTCTAGTCACACGGCCCGGCATGAACCTAGGGGACAGCTTGATGATCCAAGAAGCCCTCCAAGACGGCATTGACATCATCATGCAACAAGGGGGCCACAGGCTCCTGCTTGGAACCGTAACAGGCCCAGCAATGGTCAGAGGGGCCAAGCGTATTGGCTTCCACATCTTAGGAAAGCCTGCTAGGCATATTGCGCGAATCGTGAAACCTCAAACAAAACAATAAAATGGGATTAGGAGTAGGAACATTAGGACTAATGTCAGCGGCCACGTCTCTCATCGGGACGGGCATTTCTGCCTATTCAAGCTATCAAGCTGGCAAGGCTCAGAATGATATGGCGAAATATAACGCCAAGCTATCTGAGCAGCAGGCGTCAGAGGAGAATCAAGCATCCGCGGAGAATGCTCGCAGACAGCGCGAAACCAACCGTAGGCGAGTGTCCTCCATCCGAGCAGGGCATGGCCGGATCAGGGGTCAACCTAAGCTCAGGGAGTTACCTTGACGCCATCGGGCAGACATCCAGCGAGCTAGAACTCCAGACTCTTGACGCGATGAATGAGTCCAGGCGCAAGCAGGAGGCATACATGAATGATTCCTCCATGCAGCGATGGCAGGGCAAGCAGGCCAAGACGGCCGGAACCATTGGGGCTATAGGACTCTATTCGGGGGACTGGCCAACTCAGCCAG